GAAATGGCTGACGAACCGGACAGCGGGCCCCCAACCGAGCCAGTCGACTCAGCCGTCGGAATCCTGGCAGCCAACGAAGGTGCGGCGCAGGATCTCGTCTCGGACAACCTGACTGCGGCGCTCATTGCGATCTGGGCCGGCTTCACCGCCTTCTGGGTCGGGGACGCCGTCGCCGAACTGGGCCGACAGATGGCACAGCTCGTGATCGCCGCGCAGCGGTCGGCGGCCACCATCACCGAGGCCCACTTGCGGCTGCAGATGCAGCGCATGGGGTACTTCCCGCCGACGACGTCGTTCGTAGACCTGCCCGACGATCTTCGGCTCGGGGCCGAGACCGCCGACGTGTACCAGCGGCCGGTGCGTCAGATCCGCTACCTGGAGTCGACCGGTGTCCCGCTCGACGACGCCGTCCGGCAAGCCACCGAGCGGCTGGAGAAGATCGCGCTCACCGATCTGCAGCTCGCGCGCAACGTCGCCGCCCAGCAGGTGATGTCTTCTCTCCCGGACGACACCCCCATCGGACCGGTACGCGGGTACCGGCGAGTCATCCACCCGGAGCTGGGCAACGTCTGCGGCCTCTGCATCGCGGCGGCCGATCGCGTCTACTCCAAGCGCGAGCTGCTGCCGTTGCACCCGGCCTGCAAGTGCACGGTGATCCCGTGGATCGGGGAACAGGATCCCGGCGGACAGCTCAATGCTGACGATCTCACACTGATCTACGCATCGGCGGGTGGAACGACGGACTCGCGGGCCCTGTCTAAGACCCGGTTCGAGTTCCAGCAGCACGGCGAGCTGGGCACCGTGCTCACTCCAGTGCGGACCAACATGAAGGGTCCGGCGCAGGCTACTCAGCAGCTTTCCGAGCGGGCGGCCCGGATGCGGATCGAACAGTTGGAGCGGCAGATCGAGGAGCTTCGCCCCCGCGCAGCACGATCCCAGTGGCATCGGGACCGGTTGGAGCAGCTACAGGAGCTTCTCGACGCGGCGTAGGGCATGATGTGGGCTGCCGCCCACCCCGGTCGAGAGGCACTCCGCCATGCCCAACGTCGTTCGGTTCGCCCTGTCGACTGCTCGGACGCTCACCGTCCCCGGAGCCGGGACGTTCATCAACGGGATCCTGGACGTCGATGCGACCAAGACCCAGCTCCTCGCCCGGACTCGTTACCTCGTGTCTCCGTTCCGGGCCGTCGAGCTGGGAGTCACCGACGCGACCACTCCCTATCCGACGCTGCCGGCGACGGGCCCCGGCGACCCGGACCCGGATCCGTACCCGCAGTACCTCACCGACGACGCCGCAAGGGCGGCCTATGGTCTCCCCGCTCCCATCGCCTCCGGCAGGGCGGCGACCGGCACGGCCGTCGTCCTCGGCGACTCCAACACCGCCCGCCCCCCCGACGGCGCGACCGGCGCCACGCCCGACACGGCAGGCCAGCGACAGGCCCCCGGCTGGTTCCAGCTCATGTGCATGATGAGCAAGGGCGCGATCCGCCACGGTGGCCTGTTCGCCCGCTCTGGGTACACCACCGCCCAGGTCCGCGACCTCTACCTGTCCAGCGCCCTCGCCCTCGACGTCACCCAGCGCGGCGCGGTGTTCATCATGCTCGGAACCAACGACATCAGCGCCGGGTCCGGTGCCTCGTTCGACCTCGCCGCCTCCACCACGGCGTACGTCGACATCGTCACCCAGGTCAAGGCGGCCGGGTCGCTGCCCGTCGTCTGCATCCCGATCCCCTGCTCAGCAGCACCCGCGATCCAGGTCAACCAGCAGATCTGGAACCGGCGGCTGCGGCAGATCGCCGACTACCACCACCTTCCGGTCATCGACTTCTACACACCGCTCCTGGACCCGGCGACCGGCGGCATCGTCACCGCGTGGCAGACCGACACCACGCACGCCAACAACCTCGGCCGCCGCGTCATGGCCTCAGCAGCCATCGCCCAGGGCGTCACCGGCCTGTTCCCGCCCGCGTACCCGCTCACGTCGAAGTGGTCACCGGACCCGTCCAACGCCGTCCCCAACGGCTTGTTTCTCGCAGGCTCGGGCACCGGGTGGGCCACCGACGGAACCGCCGGGACCATCACGTACCCGACGCCGACCGTCGGGGACAAGCTCGCCGGACAGTGGCAGGAGATCGCCGCCAACACCCCCGGTGTCCGCAACGGTCGCCGCACCAACAGCATCCCGTCGCGGGCGACCCTGGGGTGGGCGGTCGGCGACACCGTCGAGTTCACCTGTCGCGTCCAGACTGAAGGCGTCGAGGCTGCCGCTGCTGCCGCACTCAACCCTGACGTGTACGTCGGGCTGCGCTTCGACGACGTCGCCAACACCACCATCTCCTTTGCCTACGGCCTCTACGGCGGCAGCGCGTCCCGGCAGAACGTGGACGTCGCCGACGGGCTGCTGCGGGCACGCGCCACGATCCCCGTCGGCTGCGAGAACTTCCGCGTCTACGCCTCCGTCGACGGGGCCGACGCCACGCACGTCATCAAGCTCCGGTTCGGCGAGGTCACCCTGCGGAACCTGACCGCGCTCGGGACCTATGTCCCGTAGCCGCTAGGGGGCGCTATCGGTGAGTTCTCTCGGGCCGGTAGTGCATCATGTGAGGGATCCGTCGATCGGCGGACATATGACCCGATCTGGGAGCCCTTCACGTGACCCCTCGCACCCTGCCCAAGCTGCCCATCATCGGCTACCGCAAGGATGGCCGACCGATCTTCCCCATCATGGGCGGCGAGGACTCGCCGACCGCCGAACAGCAGGCCGCTGCTGCAGTCGCTGCCCAGGCCGCCGCCGACGCGGCCAAGAACACCGGGCCGGTCGAAGCCACCGATGAGCACGGCGTCGGCCTCGGGTTCCCGAAGGACACCGCTGTCGCCGACATGAAGGTCGAGGAGCGCGCCAACTACTGGCGAGCCGAGTCCAAGAAGCAGCAGGCGAAGGTTCCGAGCAACCTCGCCGAGCTGCAGGAGGCCAAGCGGAAGTGGGACGAGTTCCAGGCGTCGCAGCAGACACCGGCCGAGCAGCAGATCCAGCAGGTCCGCGCCGAGACCGAGGCGCGCGTGCGCGAGGAGACGAACAAGGACGCAGTAGTGGCGCTTCTTCGTACTTCCCTGCATACTGCGGGCAAGAACACGGAGGAGATCGACGACCTGATCGGGTTCGTCGACCCATCGAAGTTCTTGGACGGCGAGAAGAAGATGGATACCGCCAAGGTGTCCAGCTACCTCGCCAAGATCGTCCCGACCGGTACGGCGGGCGGTTCAGGTGGCCTCCCCGGTCAGGGGCGCTACCAGCAGACCGAGCACAGCAAGGCCGAGGCAGGTGCGGCCGAAGCGGAACGCCGGGGGTTCAAGCCGGCGTCCGGTAAGTCCAACCTCCTGCCGTCGAACAACTGAACCCGCCCATCTTCGTCTGAAGGGACGATCCACTCGTGAGCACCCGTCTGGGAATCACCTCGACCTCGTACCAGGCGCCCAAGCGCGACTGGCTGCTGGGTCTGCACGGCACCGACCCGGGTTCCAACCCGTCCGCCACGCTGGACATCTCCACGTTCACCGCTGGCACGCACTACCCGAACGGGTACATCCCGTCGGGCACCGCTGTCAGCCGTCTCGCGTCGGGTCTCTGGACCTTCTTCGACACGACCAACGGCCTGGAGCACGGTCTCACCCTGGGCGACGTCAGCGTCAACCTGGCTGACCTCACCCAGGACGCCGCGACCGGCATCCTGAAGCACGGCAACGTGTCCTACGCCAAGCTGCCCACCGGTGGTCGGCCCACGGCCGCGAACCTGCGGACCGCTTGCCCGCTCCTCGACGTCGCCGACATCACGCCCTGACCGGGCTGAGAAGAACTAGGAGAATCTGAACCATGCTGTTCTTCGACGCCCCGGTCGAGAACGACGCCCTGACCGCCTTCGTGCGCCAGGTCCCGTTCGACTCGAACCTCGGGCTCACCAACCTGTTCGGTCGACGCGACGTCGAGACGAACACCGTCGACTTCGCCGAGATCACCCGCACGAACCGCATGGCCCGGTACCGGTCGTTCGATGGCCGGATCCACGTGTCGGCTCGTGACACCGGTTCGGAGAAGCGGGTCCCCATGATCCCGCTCTCCACCTCGCTCAACATGGGTGAGTACGAGCGGCTTCAGTTGCAGTTCGCTGCGCTGCAGGGTGGCAACACCGCCCGCCTCGCTCGGGCCGTCTACAACGACGCCGAGCAGCTCACCCGCGAGGTGCAGAACCGCATCGAGATGGCCTGGGGCGACACGCTGTCCGACGGCATCCTCACCATCTCCGAGGGTGGCATCACCGGAACCGCCGGCATCACCGACTACGGTGTCCCGGCCAACCAGAAGACCACCGTCGGCACCGCGTGGACGACCGTCGCCACGGCTCCGGCCCTGTCCGACATCCAGACCGTCATCGACGTCCGGGTGGACACGAACGGGAACAGCCGCCCCGGCTACATGCTCACGTCGAACGCGCAGATCCGGAACCTCCGCCGGAACAAGCAGATCATCGACGCGGTCTACGGCAGCACGTCGGGACGGACCCAGGTCTCCCTGAACGAGCTGCGGACCCTGCTGGCGGACGAGTTCAACGGCCTCACGCTGCTGAACTCCTACGACAGCTCGTTCGATGTGGACGGGGTCACCACCCGCACCATCCCGAACGACAAGGTCATGTTCCTCCCGGCGGACCTGGAGAACTTCGGCTACACCGCCTGGGGCGTCAGCGCCACGGCGCTGGAGCTGGTGAACTCCAACCGGTCGGAGCTGTCCTTCGAGCAGGCTGCTGGCATCGTCGGCGTCGTCATCAAGGAGGGCCCGCCCTTCCGTGAGTTCGTCTTCACCGACGCCGTCGCCATCCCCGTCATCGCCGACGCTCGCGGGCTGTCCGTCCTCGACGTCATCCCGTGATGAAGGTCGACCGTTACACCATCCTCCACCGCAAGGACGAGCGTGGTGTGATCGTCGACTCCGGTGTCTTCGGTCCGGACGACGAGATCCCGGAGGGCTTCGAGGCGGCCGAGTACCAGGCGACCGTCGGCCCCCGGGTGGACGAGCAGGAGCCTGTCGCCGAGTCGAAGCTGACCGAGTGGGCCAGCCCGATCGGCAAGGGCACCTGGGTCGAGAACCGTCCCGAGGACGCCGAGGTCGATCAGGGCTCGCCGGTCCAGGTCCGCGAGGACGACCTCACGGACGCCGAGAAGGAAGCGCTGGAGCAGGCCACCCGGGCTGCCACCGACGCCGCCATCTCGGCTGTCGAGGAGGTCGACGAGGGCACGCCCGAGCAGGCTCGCGATGAGCTGACCGATGCGGAGCAGGAGGCCAACGCGCAGGCGGAGGCTGGCAGCGATGCTGAGGCCGACTCGGTCGACGAGAGCGATGGCGGCACTCCGGTGCAGGCCAACGATGTCGACCTCGCGGACGGCGTCGATCGGACTCCGCCCCCGCAGGG